GGAAAATTTCCTCCTTATTAGGGAGTGCCGTTGATCGGCAAGTTACTTCAACCATTAAAGTTGAATGTAATCCCAATATACCTTTGGTATTATCTAGACGATATATCAAAAATTTATTTGAGATTGAGAAAATACGGCTCGAGTTCGAGTCCTTAAAACGGACCATCGCCCTCGCAACCGCTACTCAAAAAGAGATACATGATTATGAGATCCCGGAATTTCAACAATTCACAGAATTTGTTGCCGGCGAAACCACATTCACGAAAAAATCTCTAGATTTGTTTTTAATCCAGTTAAGATCCAAGAGAGACGAAGTCCTTCTAGAAGAGAAAAATCTCTTGTTGAAGGTCGACGATCTAAAGAACAAACTAATTGACATGGAAGCTAATAAGCTTGATCAGTCAACTACTTTAGAAGTTCTTGGTTCTACTGAAAGAAAAATTGCAGCAAATGCGGAAAATAGGTCGATTTTAGAAAAGAAGATAAATCTTCTTTTGAAATGGATCTCCCATATTGGACAGGATGGTCTTGCGACCCTCTCTTATCCCGTATCACGTCCCGCAGTTGCGCCAATTAAATTTACCGCTCGAAAAGGTATGACAAATAAGATTTTAGCAGATCTTATTTCCTTTTTTAGAAGTTTGGGAAAGAATACTATACAATTTATTGATATAACACCCTTTCTCGACTCCGACGGAAAATTAATGGAAGTCCCCAAAGAATTACTCTCTCAAGAAAAGAAATCCGAAGCAGAAGGTGCTTGGATTTACCTTTCTAATTTAAGAGGGAAGACCCAAAGAAAAGTAATACCACAAGTGGCATCACGATTTTTAAGTCTCCCTCCTACTTTAAAGAAAGAAGATCTTGGGGAATTTTGCTTAAATTGTGGTGAGCCCGCAACCAATTGTGATTGCGGACCCGAAGCTGTTATTCAGAAGGCTACTCTTGTACGTAGTACAGTTAAGCCTAAGACTGAAGTAAAGCCACCAGAACCTAAGAAAAAAACAATACCCGGGTCGGAGGAGTTTCCTCCTCTTCCTTCAAAAGAAGGTCCGGCCCGTGATAAAAGTGCCAACGATTGGGCATGTGGTTTTTTCAGAAATGAAAGACCTCTTAATAAAGAGGAATTTCTTAATCTTTCTGATACTAATCACATCCATTGTCGGCATTTGTATTATACCTCAAAATGTATACCAAGTCTTTTTGTTCATCTCGGTGAAGTCCATAATGACTTCGGCCGAGCTAAATTTACTAAATTTGACTTACAAATTGAGAATTTAAGACAATGTGAAGACTGCGGTGAACGTCATTACGAAGAATGCTTTCAATTTGTTACCAAATTGAGACGCATTTCATCGGAAAAACGTGCCATTACAGAATCCACGGAAGAAGAAGAAATCATAATATCGCCTTACGGCTATTATATCTATGATCCTCCTTCCAAACATTATACAGTTTACTCATGGGCAGAAATCCAGCCAGCTATTATTTCACGGATTAGGTTAGAAATACCTAATCTAGGTGATTTAGAATACCTGCGGTTTTGTTGCCCAGAATTAACTAATAAAGTAAGTACATCTCCGAAGACTGAAAAAGTCAGTTATCTGGATGCACTGTTTGAAATAGAAGATAAGGAAGTTTTTAAAACAACTTTCGATAAAATTATCGAACAAGCCATTAAAAAGGCCCTCGATGTCTATATTTCTTCTCATCCTCCCGTTACAGGCCCGGCTAAAGCCCAACCTGATGCGGATGCAGTTAACACTGCACCTGCAAACGCGAAGAATAAAAAGAAACAAGCTGCAAAACCTGCTGCACCGATAGTACCTCCAGTTGCCAAGCCCAAAATTGAGCCGGCTCTGGATAAAAGTATTACCGGTGCTCGGGATATAGCTAATAAAATCTGGCCGGCTGAAACACCTGGGAGCAGAAGATGGCTCATTAGAGCTCTTCTGATTTCACCTGATGCAGCTACGGCAGATTTTAAGTCAGGACAGTTAAAGAAAGAAAATTTTGATCAATGGATCAAACTACATTCTCCTTTAGCCGTCAAGAGTCCCTCTGAAAAGATTTCTGAAATTAATACGGAATGGAGTACCTTTAAAAAGGCACATCCTACCGTACAAGTATTTCAGAAACCTACAACAGCAGAGGAACGGAATGCACTGGAACTTAGAAAGAAGTTGTGGAAAAAGACTAAAGGTCTTTCCGAGGAGGAAAAAAAGAAAATTTCCCTCCCGAAGGTTAGGATGGCTCCTCCAAAGGAGAAAAAATCCAAGACTTCACAAACTTCTAAAAAAAGTTCCGGAGGTTTAGAATCTTTGACCCCAATATTTCAAATCTTGAAGGAATTGAAAGCAATTTTTACATAAATTGCCCTTCAGAAATATCGGTTTATGGTCCGAGATACTTAGCATTTAATGGATTTAAAATTCGCAAGGGGGAGTTAATGCCCCGTTGCGAACTACAAGTCCTCTTTTCCGCCGTCAAATCAGCTTTAAGGTTTCCTGAAAGAAGATATCATAAGATATTTCTTAATTATCAACTTTTAGGATGTCCCTTATTAAAAGACTTAGTTTGTACTCCTGCTCAAAAACGTATGTATTTGAGAAGAGTTGAACTTAGTCTACCTGATTGTGTGCGGTCAAGAAAATATAGAGTCGCTTTCGAACTTTATCGTTGTTTCTTTAGATCCATTCAGTTTTACTGGAAGGGATATCAAAGAAACTTTACGCTAAAGGATATAACCGACATGCGACCTATATTTATGAATAACCCGTCGAAGTACGCTGTATATTTAAAAGACCTTTTTCAATCTTTTAGATCTGAAGTTTTTAACAAAACCTCACCTACAGTGAATCCTTTACGGTTTTTTTTCAACGGAGATGTTGATACTTATAACAAATTACAATCTGCTGCGTGTAGCCGTGCTTTACCTATGTTTGATGGTAATACGACTCCATTTGTAGAAGACTGTATAAAACGTTATACAACTACTCCGGAACCCTACCCCATAGACGAATGGAAAAACTGGATCAAAGATTGGGCTAATTATTATAGCCCTTATGTCCCTGTTTCCAGATTTCCTTTCGTCCTTGGTACGGGTGCCTGCCTCGAATATTCTCGTAGTCGAGGAGGTATAACTAAAGCAGCGATGGAGCTCATGAAGCGCCCTCTATCAAAGAAACAAAGTTTGTTGTTTGATAGAGATATTGCTAATGTTAAGATGATAACTTTGTCAAGAGACGTAACTGTCTACAGACAGAATTATTATCTTATCCATTCTTGCTTAGATGTATTAAGAGTGCCGATCGAACATGCGAAGGTATGCACTGGGTGTGATAGAATTTCTTCTCATCCACCCATGTGCATCCTTGCGATTTGCGAAAGAGGCTATAAAGTACGTCTGCCAACAATGACTCTAGCACCGATAGTTATACTATCAAAGTGCTTGAGACAAGTGGCAGATGCATACCTTAGGTCAGATCCTAGGATCAGTCCGTCTTTGAAAGGGGAGTTTATTACTGAACTTCCTTTTACATTCAAAGGTGGTTACCGATCGCAAGATCTGACCGTCGCTACAGATCACCATATACCAGAAATAACTCGGGAGTTTTATAAATGTATAGATCCTGGGCTATCTTGGTGGGGTGATGCTGTGCGAGTGGTGTGTAATTATTACACCATTTTTGATCAAACTTATCTTAAAGCATATCGACGGAAAATTGAAAAATATTCCGATTCGTATATTTGGGATAAGCCCCTAGAGTTTTTTCAAAACATCAAGGGATTCGGTGGTTACCTCGAGAAATTTTTACCCGGGGTTACTGTTGAATCTGATCTACATTGGGATCGCCTGGCCGCTAAACACGGCCAAGTAACACGCCGTGGCCAGCCGATGGGTATCGCCTCATCTTGGCCACTTCTTCCTTTAATTAGTTTGTTTGCTTTTGAACAATCAAGCTATTTTAAAAGGGTTCAAATCACTAGAAAGGTAGGCGTTCCTATCTCTAATGATGCGTTTTACTATTATAAAGTTCTAAATCATAAATTGAAGACGAAGACAGTTACTAGAACTGTCCCCGTCAATTTCAACCAGATTCGAACGACCGGTGATGATGCTGTCATGATAATGACAAAACGCCACTCGGATTTGCATACAAACAAGTTATGTGAAATTGGATCGATAGTTAGCAAAACTAAAGATTATTTTTCATACGACTTGGCAATATATACTGAAATTGTCTATGAAAACGGTTCAAGGTTGCCTATAGCCCCTATGGGGCCATATTTGGCACCTGAATCGACAAGACAATGTACGTGGTATAGTCAACCAGACGCCATAATGAAATTAGAAAAAGATTTTAATTTTCGGTGTAACCGAAAATTATCTGTTTTCAATTACATATGGCAATATCTGGAAGATTTAGGGTGTCCTATATTTGCTCCTAGATTTTTAGGCGGATTGAATCTCTCAATCCCTCATAAAAACATACGGAGACTATCAAGGCCTGTGAAGCTCCTCCTTTTCGAGGATTTAAAAAACTTCCATGGCTTAGATCGGAACTTACCCTTAGATAATTTAGATGAACTCGGTAAAATCGAGCGACCTGTTGAAAACAAGGCCGAGGATTTTAAGGAATACATCAAGAAAGAGTTCGAATTTGATTCTAAAGCGGATAGAACTAGAGCGCAAGCTGTAGATCTATCACCGCGTAGTTTAGATTCGAAATCTCCCGGTTTAATGATGACCCGGTTCACATGGAATGCAATTTTTAAATCGCAGTTCACATGGGACCAGCTCACAAGAGAACACCTGTTAGAAGAAGAACCGCTTATCCATGAATATATTCATAGATTTAATGCTGTTCCTACTCTAACCGTGCCTCATTTAAACCAATTCATTGAAGAATATAAAGTTGAGCTTGAAGAAGAGATCGAGATCCCTTGGGGTCTTGCTAAGACCTTCAAGCCCACATTATGCCTTCCATTACCCCGCGCCGATGAACCAAGATTTTATTTTTCAAACAAATCCTTGGATCTTAGGACCGCCATTCTAGAAATAGAAGGCGAGAACTAAGGGGCTGAGCAATCCGCC